ACTACTTCTCAGAACTGCTGGATAGTTACGATAAACTTAAGAAGAGAACCTTTAAGCTGAGGTATATCTCTGAGGCTGAAGATAAGAGGGAGGAGAAAAAAGACGGAAAATCCAGTCAAGAGGATATAGATGTTGCATCCGAACAAGAGGCTGAGAAAATGGCTAAGGAAGTTGCTACAGCGGGTGTGGCCCAGGTGTACGATGACACGAAAAGAGTAAAAGGTGGCAAGCCTTGGGCTTTTTTAAGTCCAGAAAAAGGAGATAAACCTGAACGAGTAAGTTTAACTTTAGGTGACGGGTGGCCTATGGGTTTGGCTGACGCAGGAGGGAATCCAGATGTGAATTCAGAGGGCTGGAAGGCGCTTGTTGGCTACTTCAAAAAGGGAGGTGGTGTGAAAGCCGATGCTGAGGAGCTTGCAGCAGAGGCAGCCGCAAAAGCCGAGGAAGAAAGACAAGCCCTGCTTAACACTATTGGAGGATGGTCTGAGTTAGAAGGTAAGCCGTTATCTGAAAAAACCATCGCAGCCCTCACTGGTGCTAAGGAAGAGGCTGAAAAATATTGTAAGAATAACGAAAACGAGGAAAGTCTTAGCTGGTTGTGTAGCAGGATTAATAACTACTTTGTTGCTGGGAACAGCGGGATGGGGATTGAGTATAAACTAGGAACCGCACAAGGTATCTCAGTGACAGACCCCGAACTGGGGCTGACTTCAAAATCAGATCTAACGTCAGTAGAGAAAGAACAAGTCGCTATCTCTTACCAATTCCTAGTTGGGTTTTTAGGAGACCAAGGAGCCTTAGACTCAGAGGGAAATCCTGAGAAGTGTAAAGATGTAACGAACCGTATTGGAATATTCACTCCAGGAGGGGGCCAACTTGTGTTGTTTGGAGACGAAACAGACGCGGAAGGAAAGCCTAATAGAGGAGTGGTGGTTGGAAAACAGAACCAACTCCAGAAAGCCGCTATGCAGGCAATAAAAACCCAATGTGGAACAACAGAAGACATGCTGTCACAGTTAGCAGGAGATGGGTTTGATAACCAAACCAAAAATGCAGTAAAAGGTACGTTCTTTGAAGATGTATTAGTCTATTCAGGTAGAATAAGAATGGCTAAGACTCCCGCTGAAATAAAGTATGCCACAGATAAAATAAAAGAAACTCTAAGAGAGAAAAAGAAAATACTAAAGGCTGTATTTTTGGATCTTGATCCTGAAGGTGGTCGATCCTTAGACTCACAATATGATTTAACCATACAACAGGAAGCGTTAGATATTCTTAGCGACGAGAAAGATCTTCGTGAGTTCATGATGAGAGAGATTATGGCAACTGCTCCCTGGGTTGATTTCATGGGCGCACAGGATATAATTCATGGGGGTCTTGTAAGTAAAACTGGTCAGAGAGCAGACATTAACTTTTCCTATTCAGATCAGGCGATGGCAGAAGACAAGGCTGCTTTCATTGGATCTACTGCTATTCAGCAACCAGCAAAAATAAAGGGTGAGGTCGAAGAGCAGAAAAAAGATAAGGATGGTAATCCCGAGGTGTACAAATCAGGCAAAAAGGAAGGGGAACCAAAGATGCGTAAAGTGACGAGAGACGTTCCCAATCCCGACGCAGGAAAATGGTTTGTTGGTATGGGTCTAAAGCGTTTAACGAGCATAAAAGGTCCTAA